AATAATATTTTAAATTTTCCAGGTTGTAAAATAACACTATCAGAAATCATACCATTTTGCAACAAACTATCATATGAGTTGCGCAAGTCTAACGGTGTTGGTTCATCGGGTTGTATATCAGTTTTATTTTCTAACCAGCGCGTAACTCCCTGATAATAACCAGAAGTAATAATAAACGTGTCAATTATATTGGAAGGGGAAGGGTCAACCAAATGAAATCTTGGTGTGGTATAAAACCATGCAAAATTCAAAGGATATCTACCATATTCGCGTTTGTATAGATTTAATAAATCAGAAAACCACAATGATTTATTAGCATCTGTGTCAAGTACAGGAATCCACCTGTTTGTGAAAGATGTTCTATTAAAATATACAAATTGTTTAGTAGTAATAACAACATTAGTAGCAGTATCTATTAATGGATCTGTTATAATTATTGATTTTATTATTGATGTGTATGTAGGGTCGGTTACAGTTCCTGCTGTCCATTCTGTTGATATTACACCATCTATTTTTACTATTACGCTTTCCAGCTCAGTGCCCTGCATAAAATACATGGCTTGTGTTGCTGTTAATGATGTGAAATCCACTTCAACACTTAATGGGGAGCCTGTTCTTGTAAGGGTATTAGTCCAATCATATTCAGCGTCTAATAGTTCTGCCTGTGGAAGATCATCTGGTATACCATCCTCATTTATATCTGTTGGTAATACTGACAATCTATTATCATCTGGAACTCCACCATTTGGTAAGTTTTGTTCGACAAGTTCTTGTGCCAGAACATTATATATTCTATTATCCGATAGAATGGAGGTCTGGCTACCATTAGTGTTAGCTTTTAATATTATAACATTATCGTCATTAGAATTTAATGTATCAAAATTTACCACTCTGGTTGTTGTATTAGTATTTCTAAATCTTGTAGATTCGCTTTGTATATTAATATGTTTTGTTCTCCATTGAACTGTCCATCCAGATAATGTACTAGCTGCGAATTGTGCTTCTATGCGAATCATGAAAAGCGAATCATATCCTGGATTCTCATCTACTGTCCATTCTATATCTAAAACAGGACTTGCAGTAGGGCTGGTGGCAGAGAAATATAGATCAACTTGTGGATTGGCGGAGGTTGATGCATTATCAATAGCAGCAATTATTGCAATAGATTCTGCGGTTGTAAATGTACATCGTAAGTCGTTTATAGAACGTCCAACTTTATCAAATTCTGTTATCATTACATTATAAAAATCGCTACTACATAACAATGGTTCTATTAAATTAACTACCACTTCATTAGAATTAAGTGCAGTAAGTGCAGTAGTTATACCACCATTTAATGGATCTTTTTCAAGCCAATATAGTGCGCCGTCTTCACTAAAAATTTTGACATCTTCATAATATTCTTTGGGGTCGTGCCATGCTATATATTTTGAATCACCCGAAAAAGTTCTATTTACGGCTTTGAGTTTTAATATAGATGGGTCTTGTAACATGAAAGAATTATAATCTCTACCATTTACCATACGATCCTGTGTATAATATACAGATGGTGCGACTCTACGAATATGTTCTATATCTTCCGATATAGAAGCATTCTGTAAAGAATTTATTAACGAAAACGTAAAAGTAATAGTCTGTACCGTATTGGTAATATCCAGATAAGTAAATGATGCTGATTGATCTACAACAGCAGTTTTTTGTATAATACTATTACTATTAGCAGATGTTCTATACCATATATCAAAAGAACCTGATGGTATATCAGAGAATTCACCGTCACCAAAAATCACTCTAACTTGGTCATCATCAAGTGTTTCAGTTTCATACTTCTGTCTATTTTTATCAGTATTGAATAATATATTTTGTGCACTAGCAAGATCAACAGCGTCCCATTCACCATATCTTGTTGCATCATCGGTAAGATGTGGTAAAATATTAACATATGGATCGGCATCTAATATTTCTTTAGTATTAGGATCTACATTGTTCAACCAAACGTCTGTTTCATTGATATTGTTGATTGCAATGTCAAACGTTTGATTTGGTGTTATTCCATCAAATGACTTTTCTTGTAATTGTAATGTTCCTTGTTTAGTAAAAAGGAAGAAGCCAGTTGTATCTGAACTATCACCTAAACCGTCAGAACCATACAATAATGAAAACTTTCCATTTCTTTCTGGTCGTTTTTCAACAGGAGAAGTTTCAGTAAGCGAAACTGGTACCAATTCCATTGGAAATGAAGTACCTGCTGTTGGTGCAGTATAATTAAATGTTGTTATACCATTGCCCTTAAGAGGTTCATTGTTCCATGTATATAATTCAAACAATACATCTTCTATTTGTACGCGTTCGTTGGGTGCGACTGTCCCAAAATCCTGTTCCAAAACACGATTCATTATAAGAAGGAATTGTTCCTTCCAATCGCTATTATTTAAATCGTTCCAGAATATGGTAGTATTTGAAAGGCCGCGACCCTGTGAATCTACAATCTGTTCAGTGGTCTGGATAGAAGTTATTTTTACAAGCCCTCTAGCGGCGATATTTCTGGAAGCTTTATAAGATATTAATTTGGCTAATCTAAGAATAGATTCTTTTCTTTCTGCGGTTGATAAGAAGTTTTCGTGGGCATTTAAATCCAAACGATATGATAATATTTCACCAACATACGCAAACAATTCAAGCAATGCTATATATTCACTTGATTCTATATAATCGTTAAAATCTTCTGGAAAATACAATTTTGTATAGTCAAGTAAACTTTCTTTAATAGTATTAAAGTCAAACGCATTGAAGTTTACTTGGGTAAATACTTCATGTGCACGTGTCCACGCTTCTGCTCTAGAAATTTCTATTGCCATTTTTAGCCCTCAAATTGGATGTTTAATTCAAAATCATCCACCGTATCTAATTCTATATAAAATAATTCTGCTTGTACGAAGATCGAACCTGTATCAAAATTTGGCTTTACCGACAAACTTACGATAGAAACTCTTGGATCATAATCAAATATATCAAGGAGTTCGCTATATAATTCATCAATCACATCTTCGTCTAGGGGTTCCATAATCAATTCTGGTATTATACTTCCAAAATTCGGCATCATGACACGCGTCCCACGTTGGGTAAAGATATGATTGAGAATATCCAATTTTACTAGTTCTATGTCCCTAATACTTAAAGATTTGTTGCGTTGGAACTCAAATGATGAGTAACCTTTGTATAAATTAGTGCGTGCCATGTTAAAATCCTAATATTTTCCTATATTTATATTAAGTTATCTTATAAATTATCGATGCCATTTAGGATTTCTAAATAAATCAGTACCACGTTCAATCCTGCCTACATTACCATCAGTATAGATATATTCAGCGGCAGCGGCGTGTGTATTACCAAAATCTAGATCTGTAATTGTAGCTTTTGTCATCGTTCTTGCCCATGGTTCATGCTCTGGAACCCTGTTCGTCCACCACGCTTCAAATGTATTGGTAGGGGTTGATGTTGTTGCACCTGTAGCATTTGCCGCCGATGCTGCACTTGGGCCGTTTAAGTGAATGGACGAACCCGTATTTAAAATATTACCAGCTGATAAAATATTAGTACTTGATGTTGATTCTAAGTTCAACGCACTACCTGCAAGAAAATTACCATTAGTTGCAGCTTCAATATTTGTATTTGCTCCAGCCAAAATATTAGTATCAGTACCTGATTTTAAAGATAATACCCCTGCGGTAGCGGTTACGTGAATGTCTGTATTTGCAGTAAGAAACATTTTTGCCACGGACATACTCATATTACCAATAGAATGTAATTCTGTAGTGCCTCCTGATTTTAAATGTAAATTTCCTGCTTTAGCGTGCATACGAATTTCTTTTTCTGATATCATATGGATACCATTTTTAGCCTTTACGCGAAACGTATCACCTGCTGTAAAATTTATATCTTTTTCTGCATGTACAGAAATGTTTCGTTCGCCATAGATATCAATGTTACCTTTTTCATCTAATTCAATCCATGTTTTACCAAGGGCGGTGCTTATATACACCCGCTCATTAGTATCATCCATTATTATCTGGTGTCCATGGGTTGATCTAATCCTAATACGGCAATTTTCGGCTGCATCGTGCATTGACATAGAATGAAAACCAGGAGATGTCCATGAATATATTTGTGGATCATATGCAAACCCCGTTACATTTGATCGCAATCCTTTTTGTACTCTACTCTTTTGATAACCATGGGTGTTTTCTATTGATTTACCGTCTGCCTCTGAAAACGTAATTTCGAGATCATCGGGTTCCCTTGTGTAGATATTATCTTCAGAATTTACATATTTGTTATTAACGGCGGCCACCCCGCCGTCAGCACAACGAGTCCTATATTCAAAGTTTTTTCTTGGCTCCGCAGGTGTGCCCGAATCCACAACTTGTTGTGTGGTTTGTTTCGTAAAAGCTTCTGTCTGACTATCATGTAGTGGTTGTATTTTATTTTCTGTTGAAGATAATGGTCCTGATGGTTCATCTGTTAGGGTATCATTAGTATTATATGTATATCTTCCATGTGGTAATGTATGGGTTAAGAACTGATCATGAATACCACCCAAATATAAACGTTTATTTGGATCGCCTTCTAAACAAACTACTAATACATATGAACCAACTTTTGGTATATTAAACATTCCATACGCCACATGACCTATCGTTCTATCATCACCACGTCCTCTAGTTGATGATACCGTTGAACCCGCTAGGGGTGATATAGGCGTTGCCCATGGAATAGTTCCTATAATAGTATCTTGGTTATCACCAAAAAATGGACAGGCCACACGAACTCTACCCATTTGTTGTGGATCATTAGTATCAACTACTTCACCCAGCGTTACTTGGTTATAAGTACCATCCGATTCTAATATATTTCTTACAGTATTAAAAATACTCATTTCTTAGTACCAACATTAAACCGTTTAAATGTATCATCAAGTGTTGAATTTATACGTCTAGTTGTTGCGTTTTCTGCTATAATATTGTCATTATTTGTTTTTTCTTCTGTTGACAATCCAAGTATTTTTTTAGATTCTTCAATAAACGCTTCATCGGCAGCCTTATCTTTCTTAGTTGCTACTTTTGTGGCATCTGTTTTTTCTTCTATTTTATCTGCCACAGGTATACTCAACATATCCAATTCTTGCATAAAAACACCGTCCGAAAATATTTGTTTTACTGCAAACAAACTATAATATCCAGTATACCAAAAATCTTCATATTCTGTATTAACATCGTTTGCATCTTTTGGCATTTTTATATTAACTTTAATAAGCGTTGGTGTGCTTAACCATCGTGGATTTATTGTTTGATTTTCTTTAGGAATTTCCGTTTCAGTTTTAGCTAAATCATTCGGTAACACTTGCATTTCAGCCAACAATTGTGGATTACCATATATTGTCATATTAGCTTGAATGTTTTCTAAAGCTGCGTGTCTATTTAACAATGCTTGAAAAGAAGCACTATTAACCGGCCCTCTAGTATTTCGAGCCATTGGTTGTTTTATTGAAGATCCTAAAAAAAGTGGAGTTTTTGATCTCCTAATCTGTGTACCAGAAGCAACGCTTGTAGATCCTGTAGTTTTTACTGAGGTAGTTTCTATACCATTTTCCACGGTTAATTGATCTGGTAATGATTCTGCTGTGGCTGCCATTTGAAAGAATGCCATTCCCATTTCCATTTTTATATCAAAATCTTTAATATCTACATTTTTGCCAGTAAATATATAATTAAATTCTATAGATTGACCTGGTAGCGGCTCGATATCTTCACCTTTTGAAGCTGCGTCAAATGGTATCATTGCCATTTCATATCTTTTCACATGATATTCCACAATAAATTTATCAGATGTAGAATTTAAACCCGATACTATCTTATAGATATATTTGCGATCAGATTTTGTTCTTACACCCAAACCATCATTTATAACGCCTGTTGAAGATGCCATAACTTTTTTTATAACATCTTCAACACCAACATCGGGACCAAAATTAAATGCACCAATGTCACGTTTATTTTTTATCCTCACTGTTTCATTATCACCAGCAACATATTTGGTTTTATCTGAATAATCTGGTGCAAATATCCTATATTCCACTTTACGATAATTAGATTCAAAAAATTTCTTTGCTTTTGTGGTTGCTTCTTTAGGAGACAAGGTAGTTCCTTCACGTTTTGATGCATCATATAATGTTTTTGAAAAATCCAAAATTGCTTGCTTTTGATATAAATCTAATGATTCATTAACACCTGCTGCTATATCGTTAAATGTTTCTTGTAAACTAGTTTCTGGTTTTACGTTAAAATTTAATCCACCAAATATTCGTTGTGTGTGAGGCATTTTTCCAAGACCGTTTACCGCACCAATAAAAGCCATTCTATATCTCCCGCCTGAGCTATCAAACATAGCGGTTATATCATAATTAACAAATAATAATGGTTTTATATTGGTTATTGGTTCTGTAGTACCATCATCTTTATGCCCAACGAATATAGTTTTTAATACAAAAATCAATCCAACAGGATCAGAACTTAATTCATCGCATACTTTTGTTAATCTATTAAGGAACCGAGCGCCAAGAGGCTCTACAATTTCAAGACTTCCTTCTAATGACATAGAGGTTGATTGTGGTATATTACCCTTACCAACGTAGTCATCCATTGCGATAACATTTTCCCATGTAGCTTCTGTTATATAAAATCTAGCATCTGTTGTTCCATCAATAAGCGTTATATACTTATTATTTTCATCATCACCTATTTGTCGGGCGGCGTAACGAACATCATCGCTTGGGTGTTGAAAAGATGAAATTTCACTTATATTTGTTAATGCTTCTGCTGTAGTGGTATTATTACATACCAGAAGTATATGATGATATGCATATGACCTAAATTTTCCAAGTATATTTGTTGGATTTGACATTCTTATCTCTTTATTATGTTATTGTATTTCCGCCTTCAGATTTTGTAATTATATCCAATATTAATCTGGAGCGGGTTGGCATTCTAATAATTTTACCTGTAGTTAGTTCCACTTCTGGATCGACTATATTGTTATACTGTAATACTAACCATGCGTATATTGGCTTACCATATAAACGATTAGAAATCATATCTGGCCGCGCATTTTCCTGTTCACGAATAGTAATAAAAATATCATCGTCTTGTTTATTTAGTGTTCTCTTTTCCCACCACCCAAGACGTTTATTATGTATATCTGTTGTTCCACCCTGAACTATTCGAGAATTGCGATTCTCTGTAGAATTGTTGTTTTTGTCATCAATCGTAAAAGCCATAATTAAAATCCTTGTAATAAACCTTGTTTATATGCGTCTAATGAAAATCCTTCATAACTATTAGGTGAATGTGTTTCTAATAGTGCTAAGTCTATATTCATAATAGATGGCATTGGTACACCTTTGGTTGTTGTTATATAATCAACATCGTTTGGATATGGTATGGTTAATTGTTGAATAACTACAGGAATTTTATTAATATGTTGTGAAACGTTCCAAACATTAATATCGCCAGTACTAGTAGATTGAACTTCAGAACCAATATTTTTGGAGTAGGCAGACAAATATAATACAGATGGTGGTGCACCTAATAATTCTGTACCGAAGTTTTCTGCTTCATCACCCGAATCTTCTGGAAATTCTCTATTTAAGCGTTGATCAACAGATAATGTTGAACTTTTACCAAATCGTGGCATACACCATGATCTCAATAACCATAACTTTTTAAGATTTCTATCTGCTTCTTCAAGAGTTCTGGAAATAAGTTTTATATCAGAGATTTGAAAATTTCTAGAGGATGTATTTCTATATACTTGAATTTGACCTGGGGCATGCAACGGCTCTAAAGAATTGTAATTAACATTTCTATTTTCCGCTATTGTAGGTGAAGCATCAAAGCTTACTGTTCTGCCAAACTGTCGTGCGGCTGTTAATTTAACCTTATAAGGGTTTCCTACAGGGGTTTGCTGATCTTCCACATTTATTTCCTCTAATATATCTTATTGATATTTATCATGGTTGACACAGCGAAAAAAGTCATATATAATAGTAATTAATTGGAGAAAAAAAATGGCAAAAGAAAAACAAGAAGAAGCTACGCCCAAGAAGAAGAAGCCAAATTACATAAGAAATAAAGATTTACTGGCGGAAGTTATAGTTTGCAAGGAAAAAGGTGAAATGACACCAAAGCTTGCGGAAATGCTACAATTACTTACTGCACGATATGGACGTTCTTCTCAATTTGTTGGTTACACATTTAATGAAGATATGCAAGCATATGCTATGATGATGCTATGTAAAACTTGGGGTGGTTTTGATCCCAATAAAGGCAGTAATGCCTTTGCATATTACACACAAAGCATAAAAAATTCATTTAAACAATTTTTAAACCGCGAGAAAACACAGCGTGTCGTTCGCGATGAACTATTGGTTAATAAAGGGTTAAATCCATCTTTTACGTATGTTAATGAACATTCTACAGCAGACCATCATTATGTACATGATGAAGAAGACCATAATCAAATAGTGCAAGATTTAAAAACAATGAATGAAGATATGGGGTCAGATCCAGAAGAGTTGACATCGTAAAAAATATAGTATAATATAAAAAAATATAC